GTCATTATTGTCTTTGACTTCCAACATCCTGTAGAGAACTATCTCTTTTCAGTTGATGGATTGCCAAAGAGTGATGGAGACTATCGATTCTTTGAGCCTGGTAATCATTTTTCTGAGAATGTTTATATCGCAAAGTGTACGATGTCTGAGGTGGACGAACATTTAGGTATGTTCCAAACCTACTTGACAAAGTATAAAGAGATGTTAGAATTAGAGAAACCAACTGAAGTAGATACGAGTGTCTACAAAGATTTTGATGCTTACATGACTAAACTTGATCCAGTATCAGGATATCTGAGTGGTAAGTTTGGTAAGCAAAAAGCAGAGAGTCTAGTTAATGATTTTCTTTTCACTTATGGTTAATGCATGGAGTTTAGCGTGGGAGGCTTTAAACGGAACTATGGACGAAGAATATCCTATTATCGATACGAGTGTCGGAGCAGGAAATACTGCTCATAAGGATGATGGTTTAGATTATGAAATTGATTATTACCAAGACTCCTCTGATTACATGGAAGATATAGATGACATGTATTCTCATCATCTATCGAATGCTTATTCATCATATAATGATGGGTGGACACAAGAATATCATAGAGAACAATTAGAAAAATTAAAAGAACCAATGGCACACTATTTTAAATATCATGAAGAAGAAATTTTAAATGATATAAGAGAATATGTATCAGGAACATATCAAGGACATTACACAGGAAAGTCTCATGAGTTTCGTAATGTTCAGACAATAGATCTTATGGCATCAAAAGAACTTGCATCAGGTTTTTGTCAGGCTAACATACTAAAGTATGGAAGTCGGTATGGAAACAAAGACGGAAAGAATAAGAAGGACTTGATGAAAGTTATACATTATGCTATGCTATTATTACACTTCGATAACCACTATGGCGAACCATCAATGCCATCTGGAAATTTTGAACAAATGCCTTAACAATTATGACAATGAATTTAAGTGACAACACTTTAGGTATCCTCAAGAATTTTGCAGGAATCAATAATTCAATCCTTGTGAAGAAAGGTAATCAACTTCGCACAATATCTGTTGCAAAGAATATTCTTGCCGAAGCAGAGATACCAGAAGATTTTCCAAGAGATGTTGCGATCTATGATCTTAACCAGTTTCTAAATGGACTAAGTTTACATCAAGATCCTGATCTAGATTTCTCTGAGGAAACATATCTTACGATTCGTGAAGGTAGAAGAAAAGTAAAATATTTCTTTGCAGATCCACAAGTTATTATCGCACCACCTGAGAAAGAGATATCTCTTCCATCACAGGATGCGTGTTTCCAACTTGATAGCAATTCATTAGAAAAATTACTCAAGGCTGCTGCGGTATATCAACTACCTGATCTTGCTGTTGTGGGTGGTGAAGGTGTTGTTAAATTAATTGTTCGTGATAAGAAGAATGATACATCAAATGAATACGCAGTTACTGTAGGAGAAACTGATAGAAACTTTACTTTTAATTTTAAGGTAGAGAATATTAGAATTATTCCCGGTTCATATGATGTTGTAGTGTCTTCTAAGTTACTTTCTAAGTTTACTAATAGTAAATTAAATTTAACTTACTACATAGCATTAGAACCAGATTCTACTTTTGAGTAATGAATAATATCGGACTAGAAGTTATTTTTTGGACAGCACTATCACTGTACCTTCTCGCTAAATTAGGTTTCTTTAAAAAGAAATGAAATACATTCTTTACAACGAAAATTTTGAACAACAAGGTTCCTTCCAATCGATACAGGAATTGAGAAATTTTCTTTGTGATAGAAAATATGATATTCAGTGCGACAAAGATATTGGTTGCACTTTTGATTACATAAAGCACATTAAATGGCATTTTGACATAGTAGAATGAAACTTACACAAGAACTAATCGATAAAATACAAGAAGCTATGCTTCATACTAATCTAAAGGGTGAAATAAACTGGAAAGATGGTGATGATATTATAGTGCAAGTTGCAGGGACTTTTGCAAAGGATAAATTTATTGTAATTAAGAATAAATCTAAAGACCCTTGGGTTCCTGCACAACCACATCCTCATTTTGATTATGAGAAAAAAGTATTTACAAAAGATGGTAGAGAGGAGTATGCAAAGGAGTTAAAGAATGAAAATAGTACAAAGAAACAAGTATGATGGTAATGATGTCATACAGACAAGAACTCTTACCTTTGAACCATATCCATATGATGATATCAACGATGTCATAGAAAAAATACAAGATAATTTATCAGGAGATCTTTTAAAAGGTAAGAGATTAAAGTATGCTACTGATGTTCAAAAATATAAATTTTATGGTCATTGTTATCATTCATCACAAGCTCTTTTCTTTTTGATGGATACTGATAAACTTGTTCCATTTAGTGCTGTTGATTTTAGAGATGAAAAACACTGGTGGTTGCAGGATGGAAATATAATATACGATGTTACGGAAGATCAATATTATTTGAGATCAAAAGTGCCACCACATTCAAAAGGTAAGAAGAGTGTATGGTATGGTTGGAAACAAAGACCTCAACAAATTACTCTTGAACTAATGAAGAGAGTGTTGGCAGATCGTTTGATTAGTGATGTATTAAATTAATTTTGAAAGGCTCTTGACAACATAAATTGGCATGCTACAATAACTTTAGAACCTAGAAAATCGAAGAGCGATTATTAATCACCGCATATTTGCGGAATTACTAATTTCTATTATGACATTATCTAATGCAGATTTCATTAAAGTTGCATCTGGTCACTACAAATCTACCCTTGCGATAGATTTAGTAAACGAGTCTAACTTTAAGAACTTATTAGCTGCCGTCAGAAAGTCAGGAGATTCAGCCCAAATCATTTATGCTCGTGGAGCAGATAATGAATTAGGTAGTTTAAGCCTTAAACAGTTTAAGCGTGAATACGAAAGACAAACTGAACTGGTGGTTACTTATCAGGTTAGAGTGCCAATAAGATTATTGAATTTCAAACAAGGTCAAGTCAGAAAGGTAAGACCTGAGTTTTGTAATCAAAATTTTAACACTTTTAACCACAAAGTTGATTTTTCTCAATCCGAATACGGTGTGACCTTCTATGATGAGGGCACAGAACTATTCGATATTGGTAAGAAGCAACACACATTAACACAATGTGCAGCAATCGCTGTTGTTCAAGATGACACAGACATGACAGTAATTGTCAGAGTCGTGGCATTTTCTCCTCGTGTTTCAGACATAGAAAGATCTAGATTCAGATCTAAACTTTTCTATAGTGAAATCAAAGGAATTAACAACACATCAGAGTCAGAACTACTTTACCATAAGGTAGTCTATGGTGACAAAGACGCAATACTCACTAAAGATTTTTATGAGAGTATTGAAGGTTTCTCTTGGCAACCATACAATGATGAGTATGCTGTCGTTCCAAATGTTCAGTTCTGCTGTACTAAAGTCTCACAAATCACTAAACTTGTCAAAATGGCAAATACAAATGATTTGACAGTAACTTTACAGCAAATTGTGCAAGAACTAGCCAACTCAATTGACTGGGATAAAGAAGCTCCTAAAAGGGAACTTAATTCATATCTAGTCAGAGGTTTGTTAAACTTCGAGATGTGGCTAAGACCTCTCTTAGAGGATAACGATATTGACTTTGATTTACATGAGTTTATCAGAGTATTTTTCGCTAACAGGAAACAGGTCGATTTCCTTGGATCATCAAGCATTGATAAGAAACCTTGGCAACAATTGGTTATGGTTGCCCACCGCATTAACCGTAAGTTGATGGATGATGGGACAACTGATGAACCATTCTTTAACATAAAGTATGGTAGAAAACCTTTTATCAACAAGATTTACAGGCTTGCTAATCCTAACCTCGACAAACCAAAAGGTGGTGAATCATTCTCGATGGAAACTATAAAAGCATACATCGACATGAAGTTCCAACAACCTTTGTAAACAGTATTCATCGCTCTTCAATTAAGGTTTTACTAGGGAGAATTATTTCTCCCTTTTTTATTGGCAATAATTAAATCTTATGTTATAATAAGGTTATCTTATTTTTATTATGAACATCTTTGTAACTGACAAAGACCCAGAAATATCAGCACAAGTTTTGCCTGATAAACATGTGGTCAAGATGCCATTGGAAACATGTCAGATGTTGGCAGTTGTTTATTCTAAGTGGTATTACAATTGGGGTAATGAATTATTACCAAAGAAAGATGGCACTCCTTACAATACTGAAAAGGGTGCTTTTCGTGGACATCCATGCACTATTTGGGCTGCTGAAAGTTTTGCGAATACTGCTTGGTTAATTCAACATGGTATGGCATTACTGGATGAATATACTCAAAGATATGGAAAAGTTCATTCATGTCAAACAGCGATGAATGAAGCAGAAAGAATCTTTGAAGAAAGAACAGGAAAAACATTAGATTGTCATAAGGAGGCAACACCGTTTGCTTTTGCAGGCCCTGATGAGTTCAAGCATGATTCAAGTATTGATATTCTTACGAAGTATAAAAGATACATTGCATCTAAACCTTGGGTGTGTGATAATTATCTTAGGAAACCAGATCGTAAACCTGATTGGTTATAACTGTGAAATTATTAGTAGCAGGTAGGATTACAGGGTCGGTCTTGATTATTGCAGCATATTTTGTTATACTACATGTATCAACACTTTATGGAGCGATGATGCATTCATTTGCAGACATCGTTTGTATTCCTTTTTATGCGGTTCATAAACAATGGGATGTAGTAATTATGTTATCTTTCTTGATGACTATTTCAATTAGCAAAGTTGTAATTTTATTAGGATGAGCGATTTTATTTGGGTTGAAAAATACAGACCTAAAACAATTGATGAGTGTATTCTACCTAACAGTATCAAAAAAACATTTCAAGATTTTGTCACTGCCGGTGAGATACCAAACATGTTATTATCAGGCCCACCGGGGATTGGTAAGACAACAGTTGCAAAAGCATTATGTAATCAACTTGGAGCAGATTATTATGTCATTAATGGATCGGATGAAGGAAGGTTTCTCGACACTGTTCGGAACAACGCAAAGAACTTCGCATCTACCGTCTCTCTTACAAGCGAGTCGAAACATAAAGTCATCATCATCGA